TTGGGCAGGTAGAATGCTATGAGCCGATTATTCGGTCTACATTAGTGCATGAACAATTTAACCCTGGATGCACAAAGACAAGAAGCGGGTATAAGTCAAGCAGGGTAACGGGGGTGTTGCGGTAATGATAAAACATTGTGTTTGTGGAGAAGCGTTTGAAGACTGTTATGTACATAGATGCCCAAAGTGCGGGGCTGGTTATCTAAACCCTGAACTTGGCTCGAGCAAAATCACTGGTGTTGGCCCTGATGCTGAAACCGTAACCAATGAGCAGGGCGGTAAACAAAGCAAAGTATTATACGCCTTTGATGCGCTAGACCCCAAAGCTATGTTTGCAATGTGCAAGGTACTGCATGAGGGTAGACAAAAATATGGTGACGATGAGAACTGGCGTAAGATATCGGCACGAGAGCATATAAACCACGCCATTATTCATTTTATGGCTTATTTGGCTGGGGATACATCAGACGAGCATCTTAGTCATGCAATGTGTAGGGCAATGATGGCAACGGCGGTGGATATGAATGATACCAAAGATAAAGCGCATAGTTAATAAGCCGCTTATAAAGAAGATCCACTCAATAGGCTACTGCGAATACTGCGGTAGTCATTTTAATTTAGAGGCACATCACATAAAGAGCAGGGGTAGCGGTGGTGGTGATACTGACGATAACCTTATATGTCTTTGCTGGAAGTGCCATAGACTTGTACATGATGGAAATATAGGCAAAGGATCATTAAAAGATATTGTGAGGGTTAGAAATGAACATAGAGACATTACCACCTGCACAGCTAGATAAATTATGTATGCAACTATCTGAAAGAATACAGCAACTTTGTAATGTAGTAGCAGGATATGAAGTAGATGTAAGTGCAAAGACAAAGGCATATAAAAGAGCGCAAGCAAAAGCCGCTGTAATGGTAGATAAGAATATACCACCAAGCTTGGCAAAGATGGCTATTGAAAATGATTCAGAAGTTATTGCGGCTGCTGATGCGCTAGAACAGGCACAGTCATTATTAATTATGGGTAAGGCTGAATTAGCCGGGGTAGAAGCCAAATATCAAGGCGTGAAGAAGATTATTGATTTAAAGGTAAGCGAGATAAGAAGTTTTAGAGGTTAATGTATTTACACAGTAGACAAAATGGTAAAAACAACGAGGTTATAAATTTTAATGTATATGTGTGGTGAACATTATGGCTAGGCCAAGTAAATACAATGAAGAATACAGCGAAAAAGCATACAAGCTTTGTTTGCTTGGTGCAACTGACAAACAAATAGCAGATTTCTTTGAGGTTGACGAAGCAACAATCAACAGGTGGAAGAAAGATCATCCTGAGTTTTGCGAGTCCTTAAAAAGCGGCAAAGAGGTTGCCGATATGAATGTTATTAATAGTTTATATAATAAATCTCTTGGGTTTAAGGAAAACGTAACAAAAGCTATTAAGTGCAAAACGGTATTATATGATAATGGTAAGCGAATAAGTGAAAAAGAAGATATTGTATATGCCGATGAGCAGGTATATGTTCCACCTGATACGACGGCATGTATATTCTGGCTAAAGAACAGGCAGTCGAAACAATGGCGTGATAAGGTGGAGCAGGAAGTAAATGTGAATGGCGATTTATCAATAGCACTAAAAGCAGCGCGTGAGAGAGTGCGAAATGACAAAGAATGAAACAGAACTTATAAACGATATAGCCTCATTTGAACTTGACCCGCTTGGCTATGTCTTATATGTATATCCTTGGGAAACTGGTGAGTTAGAAGAACATTCCGGCCCTGACGAATGGCAAAGGAAAGTATTAACTGATATAAGCGATAAACTTAAAAAAGGCGTATTAAACAATTTTGAAGATGTTATAAGAGAAGCAACAGCGTCAGGCCACGGCATAGGGAAATCGGCCCTTGTGTCGTGGCTTGTTGATTGGGCTATGGACACCCACGAAGACACTCGCGGTATTGTAACAGCTAACACCGACACGCAGCTTAGAACTAAAACATGGCCGGAGGTGCAGAAGTGGTCAAGGCTTAGAATTACATCACATTGGACAGAAGTCACAGCCACATCGATTTATTCTAAGACTGCTGGACACGGTAGCAATTGGCGTATTGATGCTATACCGTGGTCAAAAGAGAAGCCGGAAGCATTTGCAGGGTTGCACAACAAAGGTAAGCGCATACTGATAATATTTGATGAAGCTAGTACCATTGATGATAAAATTTGGGAAGTATCTGAGGGGGCCATGACTGACGAGAATACCCAGATTATATGGTGCTGTTTCGGTAATCCTACGAGAAACACAGGCCGGTTTCGTGAGTGCTGGCGTAAGTTTAAAAGGTTATGGCAGACATGGGAAGTTGACAGCCGTAATGCTAAAATGTCCAATAAAAAGTTGATTCAACAATGGATTGACACTTACGGATTAGATAGTGACTTTGTAAAGGTTCGCGTAAGAGGAATGTTTCCAAATGCATCTGCTAAGCAGTTCATTACTACTGCGGATGTTGATAAGGCCTACGGCAAGCATTTGCGCGAAGAACAATACAACTTTGCACCAGTTATATTAACGCTTGACCCCGCATGGGAAGGTGATGATGATTTAATTATTTCTAAACGCCAAGGGCTTGCGTTCTCTATACTTAGAACCATACAAAAGAATGACAATGATATTGAGATTGCAAATATAATGGCTAGGCTTGAAGATGATCATAAAGCTGATGCGGTAAATATTGACGCTGGCTATGGCACTGGTATTGTTAGCGCAGGGCGTACAATGGGGAGAAATTGGAATTTAGTGTGGTTCAGCGGCGAATCTCCTGAACCTGGATGCTTAAATATGAGGGCATACATGTGGAATGAGATTAGGAAATGGCTTAAAGAAGGTGGAGCAATACCACAAGATCAGGAATTATATGATGAGTTAACAGGCATTGAAACAGTGCCAAGGTTAGACGGTAAGATACAGCTTGAATCTAAAAAGGACTACAAAGAGAGGCTTGGACGTTCGCCAAATAAAGCGGATGCACTTGGCCTTTCTTTTGCTTTACCGATGGTACGTAAAAAGTCAGAAATGATGAATGGTGATATGCATTTCGCAAACCAAGGAAAACGGTACAATCCATTAGATAGGAGGCGGTAGAGTGGAAGAAAGAACATTGTATTTCATGGGTAAACCTATAGGGAGATTAAAAGGAACAACGGCGGTATTAGATGAATACAAACTCCCGGTTAGCAAGGAAGAAATAGAAAAAGCTATTTGCTTTATGAATCAAAACATGGTGACAGATATGTTAATACATAGAATTGAATATAAGAGTAATGTTCATAAATGTAATTATGTGTATATAGGACATGAAATAAAAAGGGAAAAGGTTTTGAATATATGGAATGGTAATGCTGTTAAATGGTTTTTGAAAGATGGTAAAAAAATTGTACCGATTTGCTATTGCCCGTTCTGCGGTGAAAAATTAGAGGTATAGGAGGCGGTAAACATGTGCTTTGATACAGGTTCAACTGATACTACAACCTATTCAGCCGCGCCAACAGCGGTTAATACGGGCGATAGTGAAGAAATGCAGCAAGCAGCGCAGCGTAAGCGTAATAGAGCAAGATCAAACGGATTTTCTGCTAATATTGTTGGCGGGAATAGTGCGCTAACGGGTAGTACAAGTGGAGCAAGCTTGAAAGGTACGTTAGGGTAGGTGAGAATTATGTATTCAGAAGAACAAATAAAAAAGAATATGAAAGAGTGGGAAGTTGTAGGCGTAGAAAAGTATTTAACTACATTCATCAAACCAGACGGAGAAGAAGTGATTATTAGAAGTGAAATAAATGTATTTAAAGAAGCGTGTCCTGATAATGTCGGAAAATCTATTCTTGAATTAGTATGCGGAATTTTTAATGCATATGGAATACCGCCTAAACTAACCATTGAAAAAGTTGGTGATTAGATGAAATGGAAAGGAAGTAAGCCTTTTCCCTGGACGCGCGACGAATTAAATAGAATATTTAGAGCAATGTTTGATCTTCAAACCTCCGGTGGATGGGTTAAGAATTGGAAGGATATACGAGACTTCATCAATCCGTGGATAGGATGCTTTCAAGAGGATAATT